AGGCGTGATGTCTTTAGGCATCAGCGAGGAGTTGCAGTTTCGGAAAGAAGCCATCAAGCGGACGCTGCAGGAGCTCTACGAAGATGATGACCTGGGTGGCTTGATGGATGCAGCGCTTCTGCTGAACACGCTCTGGCATCAGCAGGCGGCGCTTTCCAAGTGGCTGGCCCATGAGGCGGCCGAGAACCTGGGTGAGGCGTGGCAGGGCCTGCTGCCTAAATGATGGTCTTGGTGTTGTGGTTGGGGTCTGATTCCCGAATGGTCATGCCTGCCGGCAGGTGGAGCGTTTCGCGTTTCATCAGCTAAAGGTCCAGCCCCAGCCGCCACCGATGTCCCAGCGGGGCAGAAGGTTCTTCCAGCTGTACTTCTCGTTTTTGCCGGTGCCATTGCCCTGCTTCTCCCAGCCACCGTTGATCAGATCAATGGAGCCGTAGGGGTCATGAACCAGGGCGTGGCTGCTGCTGTAGCCGCGCACCACGAGGTAGTGCCCGCCGCCCTTGGGATGGGAGACGGGGCCGTGATGCAGAACGCCAATGGCCACGGGGTAGCCCTTGTCGATCTCGCGCATCAGATCTTCCTTGTGCATGTCGGTGCGGAAGCGATGCCGCACACCCAGCTCCGTCAGTGCCTGTTGGTGGGCTTGAGCGGAGGTGGTGTCGCCATGACGGCGGACAAAGGGCAGGTACTTGAGGTCATCGTCGATGGCCTTCCCGCTGACGGGATCCTTGACGCCCAGGTAGCCGAGGCACATGGCGATGCTGCTGGTCTGGCATTGCCGCCAGCCCTCAGGGCCGTTGTCCAGCTGGCTCATGTACTTGACCGGCAGTGGGTTGTCAGCAACCAGGGCAGGCTTCTGCCGGTAGCTGGCAATCCACTCGCTGTCGTCTTCCAGCAGATCGGGATGCTGCATGTGGAGGGCCCGGTAGAGCAGCTCCACGCCTTTCTTCTGATTGTCTTCACCCTTGTAGTAGAGGAAGAAGTTCAGGAAGGCTTCTTTGGTGAGTTGAGCCATTACGAGGCCGTATCAATCACAAGGTAGGAGGCTCCCAAAGGATCGGCCTCTCTTTGTCCACGTCGTATTCGCCTCTCCTAAGAATGCGAGCGCAGCGGGCCATCTGAATGGCATCTGCTTCCGTCTTCTTGGCTTTCTCGTAGGCGATCACAACAGCAGCCCAGAACTCGTTGTCGCTCTTGCAGCCATCGAGGATCTGTTCAGCTTTCTTGGGGCCAACACCTGGGCACCCGGGGTAGCCATCGGTGGCATCCCCGCACAGCACCTGGCCGTAGAAGGCCACGTCGGCCTGGTGCCTGCTGACAGTCTTGAGCTCATCGCCAACAAGGTGCAGGCCCGGGATGGTCTGCAGGTCTTTGTCTCGGCTGACGATGATGTCCTCCTTGTCGGCCATGATCCCCACCACGTCATCACCCTCGATGCCAGGGAATGACTGGGACACCCATTGGGCGCGGGCCCAATCCCGCAGGGCTTGATAGCCCGCGGGCCTACGGCTCTTGCGGCGGTTGGCCTTGTACTTGGGGTAGACGGCGTAGCGAAAGTTGCTCACGTCACCGAAGGTCAGCACCACCGGAGCGGTGGGCATGATCTCGTTGATGTGGGCGACCTCCTTGTCGAAGGCATCCTTGGCCTCCGAGAGGTTGACCTCATAGGTCCACTTATCTGGAGCCCATTCGGTTTCGTATTCCGCCCCCGCTACGCAGCGGAAGAGGAAGGTTTCTGCATCGACCAGGATTCGCATTGTTCGGCGTAAGTGAAGAGGGGTGATCGGCCGTTTCAGTAGGGGTTCGTTTCTTCCATCTCGCGGAGCAGTCGGTCGGCTACTTCGTTGATGGCGAGGTGGCAGATGCGTGCCTGCTCCTTGGCCGGGGCCCAGGTGCGGATCTTTTCGCTGATCTTGTGAACCACCGCCTGGATGCGACGGGTGTCGTCAATGGCCAGCTCAGCGTCAGCCCAGTACAGAGAGGTGAGCTCTTGAGGGAGGGTCATTTGGCGAGGACAGGGGTGCAGGTTGGCCAGCGGGCTTTGGCGTAGCCCTTGGCTTTGGCAGCGCTCGGGGCCTTGACGACCCAGCGCATGGGCTTGGCGTTCTCGAACTGGATCAGGAGGAGGTATTCCTTGGTCCGTTCGCCTTCTCGTGGCCGGTCAATACCAGGGCCACGCCGGATCTCTTTGTCGTCTTGCGCCCAGCTGAAGGGCAGGAAGGTCGGCTTACTGGCCATCGGCTTCCAGGACGTGACGGCAGGCGCAGATGTAGCCATCCCAGTAGGTGATGACGTACTTGGCGTCGTCTTTGACGGCCTGGTTGTAGTGGCCATAGGCCATCTCGAGCAGGCGCTTGACGGTGCCGACGGTGACCTCGAGCTCGCGTTCAGGATTGAACGAAACGGATGTTTCTTGTGTCGTAGACATTGGTGATTTTTTCGTTTGACCCCTGGCTCCAGCGGATGGATGCCGAGGCGTCGTGGACTTGAGTGATGTGTCCCTTCTTCCAGCCATCAGCTGTGTAGAAATGGACGTGATGACCGGGCTTGAGCTGCCGGAAGCTGGCTACAGCCCCACCGGGTCTTCCCATTTCTGCTCCAAGGACTGAGTGGCCTCGTCGAAAAGGAAGGAGCCTGCATAACCACATCGGCCGAGCATCCTGTTTTTCAGGCAGTAGGAATGGGTCAGCTGTGTGCCGCGCCGTCTGGACAGGGCCCAAATGGTGTCGGCCAACTGAACAATCGAGTGGCTGCCCCTGATGTCATGGAGCTCAGGCACCCCGCCGTCCTCCATGTTTTTCACCTGACTGCTGCTGCGGTTCAGGTGGCTGATGGCGAACACCGTGCATTTGGTGGCCGCAATAAAGGAGCGGATTTTGGTGACCAGGGCATCCAGCTGACGGGTGTCTTGCGCCAGGCCAGAGCCGACGATCGTCAGGTGGTCGAGGTAGAGGTGCTGACAGCCAAGCGAACGAACCATGTAGTTCATGCGCTGGAGAATCACGTTCTCGTCGAGTGATCCGAAGTGATCAAACAGCTCCAACATCCCGGAGCCGGTGACGAACTTGTCGGCCTGGGCGATGTTCTGCAGTTGCTCATCGCTTAGCCCTGCGTAGGACTGGCGAGCGTGCAGCTGCAGGCCAGCAGCCATGCCGACAAAGCGGAACACCGCCTCGTCTGCTGTTTCCTCGAGGCCAATCCAGCCGACCTTGATGCCTTTCTCCATGTCATGGAGAGCCAGGGCACGGGCAAAGGTGGTCTTGCCAATGCCTGAGCCAGCGATCAAGACGATCAGCTGGTTGTCGTAGAAGGGTGTCTTCTGGTTCCACCAGGCGAACGCGCAGTCAGTGGCTACGCGCGTCGGTGGCTTGAGGACAATTCCCTCGTAGGCCGAGGCCGGCTTGATCCCATCAGGGCGCAGCTCCTTGGCGGCGTAGATCGCCTCCTTGACGGCCTGCCCTCCCAGTTCCTGCAGGGTGTCGTTGGCGTCCTTGCGAGGGAACACCACGCGCCGCACCTGCCCGGCCTGGAACAGATCGACAAGGGCAGTTGCTGCTGCCTCGCCGGGCTCGTCGTTATCGGTGGCGATGTAGACGATCCGGTAGGCGTTGAACTGGTCAAGGTGTTTCTTGACCCATGTCGCAGCGGACTGCGCACCATTGGGAACAGAGATTCCCACGACCTTGCCGTTGGTGGCGGCGTAGATCGACGGAGCATCGAACTCCCCCTCGCAGATGGCGATGGCGTCGTGATGGGCAGGGTTGGCCAGGTGGTGGCCAAAGCCCATGACTTGCTTCGCCTCGCCCTTCCAGCTGATCTTCTTGTCGTCAGTGCGGAACTTCTGGGCAACGACCTTGCCGGCCACGTCCCGATATTGGAAGGCCACACCGTTGCCGGTGCGTACGATCCCGTACTGCTCAAGAACCCGCCTGGAAAGACCCCTGCATTGGTTGTCCTCCCACGCCTCAATGGTGAGGGCGGTCATTGGCGGAAGAGGATCCGATCGGGTGGGTGCTTCGGTGCCTTTAACCTTGGTGAACGTGTTGCAGACGAAGCAGTAGGTGTGGTCGGAATAAATCGCCAGACCGTCACTACTGCCGCAACTGCAAGGCCCGTGACCCAGAAACTTGGAATCACTCATCCCCTCCCTGCTGCAGTGGGAGGTCGAGCACAAAGCCACGGTGCTTGCCGGCGTTGACGGCTAACACCTCATGGGTTTGGAACTCTTTGCCGCAGTCCTTGCAACGTCTATGTCGCAAGATGTGGTTGGACTTGTTGTACGTGTAGTCAACCTTGCTCTCAAAGGAGCCGCAGTGAGGGCAGCTGATCATTGCCAGAGGACTGAGAAGTTGATGTGGGCGTCTTTGAGTGATGTCTTCTGCCAACTCATTGCCACCGTCCCGATCACATTCACGTTGTCGTCCTTCCAGATCAGGCCATTCCCTGCATCCAGCAGGGAGCCCAACCGGTTGTCGAGATCACCTCTGGCAGGGCCAAAGAACGTGACGACAAGGACGTTGATGTGATCGAGAGGTTGCCCTGTCCAGTGCTCGCCCATCAGAGCCCTGGCTCTACGCACCCATTCCTTGTAGGCAGCGTCCATGTAGGGCCTGGCTTGGCCCATGTAGGCCCGTGGACGTGCTTTGGACTTGGGTGGGAGTGGCAAGTGGATGTCAACCTGCTGCATTGAAGACACAGCTGTCGTCCACAAAGCCACCAGGCACCGGCTCAAAGACGCACGCTGCTTTCTTCTCTTCGCTGACGTACTCCACCAGCTCAACCACCTGGGCTTGCCTTGGCTGGAAGGAGAGGCCAGCACCTGTGCCACGGCTGGGCCAGGCGTAGATGTCGAAGCCGATGATCACCTTGGAGCCGTTGCCCACCAGGCGCTTGTGGTCCCAGGGATTGCGGGCGCTGTCGAAAACAGAGGGGCCCTCGCTAACGCTGCCGTCCTTGCGGGTCCACTGGGGCAGCTTGAAGCTGACCACCGTGCGGGAGCGTGGGGATTCAGGGTCGGGCTTGGCGGGGAACCAGTTGTTGGACTTCTTGGTTTCCCCGTGGAAGTCCTTGTAGCGGCCCTCCATTTCCTCGATCCAGGCCATGTGGACCTTGTTGTCGTTGTCGAGGAGGAGGTCAACGCTCCAAGTCGGAGGCTTGCTCGGGTCGAACTTGTTCTCCCGGGCGTCGCCGATGAGCTTGAACCAGCGGCACTCTGCAAGGGGAGTGACGAGAAGCTGCGGCATGTTGGTCGTGGTCTGCTGCGAAACGCCTCACGAAGTTACCGGGAGTATTACGGGGGCGGAAGTGTCGTAGAGGAGTCTCATGAGTACAAGTACGGGTTTGACCCGACGAGGCCCACCTGCAGCGTGCCCACATACGGGGGCTCTGGCAGAGAGATCCCTGTCGCCAGCTGGACTTCTTCCCTAAACACGGTCAGCCAGTTGGTCCTGAACATGCCTGCATAGTTGTGCAGCAAGCTCGTATGAAGGACTGTTGCATCGGCCATATGAGTTGCAAAGCAGTCGTGATTCGTCAGCAGGGGCATCCCAAGCCCTACGGCCCTGGAGACGATGGCATGGCACAGCGCGGCATCAAAGCCGTGGGTGAAGTTGGCGCCGATACCCTTGTTGGCCTGCGTCGCCGACAACGGTGAGTCGATCGGCTGGTCCTGCATCGTGATGCTCACTTTCTTGCCGAACAGCAGCGTCTGCACCTGCCTCCTAGTGGGCTCCCGATCCGCCAGCCGCATCGGCCAGCCCATTGGTGTCGTCCACTCGAGGGGGTAGCCCGCGGTCATCACCTTGCGGCACACCTGCTTGAGCCACTTCTTCACTTCAAGACACGGCGCCACCTGCTCCTTGAGCTCAGCCCACAGGTGGCTGGCGAGGTACTTACTGGGAACGGCTACCCGGTAGGCGTATTCATCCAGGGGGACATAGCCCAGGTGTTGATCCAGGGCATCCACCAGGCCATCACAGAGGCTCATGTAGCTGCCTCCGTAGGGCGTGGCCAGCACTGGCCCCTTGACCAGGCCGCGGTCAATGCCACGGGCCAGCCAGAGCTCAGCCAGAGCCCTCTCCTTCTCATCGCCCAGCTCGAGGTCAGCAGTCAGCCGCTGCACCACCCGCTCGGCAATGACCGAATACAGATCCCGGGGCGTGGTGCCAAAGACGTTGCACAGCCGGGCCGTCTTGGCATCCCTCACCAGGGTGGCCAGCAGGCCGCAGCCGCTGGTGGTCTGATCAAAGCGGATTGGCACCCCGCTGTAGCCGGTGTCGAGCGCCTGCTTCAGGCCCTTGCACAGCTGCAGGAACTGCCAGGGATCTTTAGCCCCGCGCCATAGCTCCAGGCGGCCCAGCGGATCTTCTGCCGCGGCGAGCATCGCGTCCTTGGCCTTCTCCCCCCAGCGCAAGCGCTCATGCCAGTGGTCACGGCTCAGGCCGTAGTGACCGGCCGCGGCCTTGAGGATCCATTGGATGCCCCCATCCGTAGCCGGGGCCTGCTGCTCAAACGACAGCAGCGACTTCTCGGTGTCCGGTCCCTGGTGCGTGCAGTATTTGTTGCCCGTGTAAATGCGGCCCCTGTGGTCGGCGTGGTACGCCTGCCAGACGGTGCGGCCGGCCAGCTCCTCGGCCATCTGCAGCGCCCGCTCGATCCGCACCCGCCGCACCCGGTTCTGCTCGCGGTCGCGGTGGGCCATCGCTGCCAGCCGGTTGCGGGTGCGCAGCTCCTCTGCCGTTGGGCTGTCGCGCAACCGCTCCGGCACCTCCAGCGGCGCCCTGCCGCAGGGGAACAGCCCGCTGATGCCGTTCTCCCAAGCGGTGCGCTGCAGCTGCACCATCTCGGCGTCCACCACCAGGGGCGTGGCCTGCAGGTGGTTGATCCCATCGACAAAGACCGCCAGATCAGCCTCGCGGTAGTGATCAATGGCGCTGCCGTCCTTCTCCTCGTTGTCCTGGATCGGCACCCGGACGATGCACTCCTCATTGCCCAGCACGCCGCCGCCATACAGGCCAGGCCATGGTTCAGGGGGGCAGACCATGGCCGAGTGGGCCACGCTGTAGACCCGCTGCGGGCAGTTGCGGATGAAGGCCTCGGCCTCAGCGGTGGGCAGCACAAAGCGGGGCGTGGTCCGGCCAACCCGGTGCTGCACCACCCGCACCAAGGGCAGTGATTGGACGACGTGATCCAGCAGGAACCGCCCGACATGCAGCCGGGAGAGGTCATTCCATGCAGGGATGGGGCAGCCCAGGTCTTGCATCACCTGCTTGCTGGCCAGCCGCCTGCGGCTCATGCCCTCCCGCATCAGACGACGTAGCTCGAGTGGGCTCTTGGCCTCGAGCCGCATCAGCCGGGTCTCGTCCTCGATCGCCTTGCCCAGGTTCTGGCAGAAGGTGGGCAGCCGCTGCTTGCGGCTCAGCTGGTCGATCGTCGCCACCAGGGCGACTGATGCAATGTGATGCACCCCCTTGAACGGATCAAAGAAGGGAATCGCATCAGCGTTGGCCCGGGCCTTGCTCGGATCCAGCAGGAACTCCTCGAACGTCCGCTCTAAGGCCGCGGCCAGGTCGTCAAGGAAGCGGCTGTAAAGCGCCTGGCCATAGGGCAGGGCCGACTCCTTGCCCAGCTCCTTAATGCGGCGATGGCTGGAGGCGTTGGCCTGCCGGGCCCTCTCCTCTGCCTTCTTTTGTCTTGCAAGTTGCTCGCTTTCAGGGCTGTGGACCTTCTGCACCTGAGGGGTGTTTTGCACTTGCAGCAAGTTGACTTGCAGATGCAAGCTATCCACTACAGGGGTGTAGATCCATCCTTAATACCCTGCAAATGCAGTGGATGACTTGCTCTACAGGGCCGTGGATACCACTTCTGTGGATTTTAAGTTCCAGGAAAAGTATTCCCTGCAAGGGATCCGGGCATTTTTACTTGCATTGAACTTGCAGTTGGTGCAAGTGGTCCTGCCCAGTGGACTCTGTGGACTTTTATGGGACCAGAGGGACTTGAACCCTCACCTCCATACGGAGAACGCATTTTAAGTGCGGCGCGTCTACCAATTCCGCCATGGTCCCGTGCCGGCATCCTCTCACCAGGAGGAGGAGCCAGCGACTAGCGCGTCGTAGCAACCAGCGAGCCGCGTCGTGTCCATGTGGATGTACCGCTCGCATGTGCCGGTGGTGCGGTGGCCAAGCCAGGCCTTGATCTCCAGTACCGATCGGCCGGCCATGCCCAGACGTGAACCGCAGGTGTGCCGTAGGGCGTGGATAGGGCGATCCATCTCGATGCCGCACATGTCCAACGCCTTCTCGACCTGCCATGAGAAGGCGTCGTAGGTCATGTTCCACACCCGGGCCTGGGGAAGCGGTGGCAGGTAGGGCGTGATGGCATCCATGGCCCTGGGCGTCATGCGCAGCAGGCGGTTGCCCTCCTTGTTGTCGCGCTTGGTCTTGAAGAACCGCACGGTCTGCCGCTTGAGGTCAACATCAGCCCCATGCAGACGCTCTGCTTCACTGAACCTCGGGCCCATCTCCACCAGGAAGACGACCAGTGCAGCCTCCTCGTGGCGGCCGCGGCGGGTCAGGTTCTCGCAGACCAGCCGTAGCTCATCAGGGGACCAGATCCGCTCCTGCAGGTTGTCGATCTTGAGGCGCTGTTTGGCCAGCGGTGGCAGGGCTTCGACGCCACCTTCCCGCACAGCGGCCTCGCGCATCAGCCGGAACTTGCACAGCTTGTTCTTGATGGTCGATGGTCTGTTGCCCTTGCGTTGCAGGTGCTCGACCAGTCGGTCCACGTCAACGGTGCTGATCTCGTTGACAGGGGTGCCCATGCCAAAGAACTCAGCCACCTCGCGGGCGTAGATCAAAGAGCTGCGCTCACTGCGCATCCCCTCGAAGTGAGCTTCGACGTAGGGCATGGTTTGCGCAATGGTGAAGCCCGCCCGCCTGCGTAGGTGCGGGGCTTGCGCTGGGGCTGCAAGCACTTCGGCCAGCCGTTGCTCTGCGTGCTTCTTGCTGTCGCAGCTGAGCTGGCGCCGCTTGTTATTGGCGAAATGAAGATTCAGAACCCATTGGCCGCTGTTGCGGCGGGTCACGCTCCACTGAACTGGTGTAGTCATGGCCAAAGCGCCCAGGCAGGGCGTTAGAGGGTGGTCGTGGTTAAGCGACTGCGGCCAGCGCCCTCTTCACTGCTGCTCCCTTCTTGCTGAGGCGGACGAGGTATCGCCGCCCCTCGCGTGGGTCGATTACGACTTCCACGAGGCCAAGGCAGGACTTGCGGTGTCGGGCGTGTTCGCTGAGTGAATTGACGATCCGACTGGCCCCGGCGTTGCTTATTCCGAATCGGTCTTGGATCTGCTTGTAAGTGCAGGCCTCCTCCTGGGCAACAAAGAGGAAAACCTGCGCGTGATGGAGCGGAAGAGCCCCTGGATCCAAAGACCCAAGAACCTCCAAAGCTCTATCCAGTTGATCCAGATCCATGGTGGTGGCGTCCTCCAGTGCTCCTTAGTAAGGTCGAATGCCATACGAGGTTGCAAACAATACCGTAGGCCGTACACGGAGGCGCTGTAGCTCTTATTACGGATCACCACTGCCGCCGAAGCCAGAAGCACTGCGGCTGTCGGGTCAGAAATCATACGAGTCATTGCTTTGATGAAGTTAAGGAATCTACAGCTACAGGGGCGAGGATCTCCCGCGCTTTTGCGGTCAAATGCACCCGGTAGCCCTTGGCCTGCGGCCTCTTACGGCGCTGTAGAAGATGCAGCTCTGGGCAGACCACGCGCTGGCAGCGCCGGTCGTACCAGGGCGTCAGGCTGAGCACCGCTCGGTTGACGTGCGCGTTTTGGGCCCCGGTGGCCACCGAAAGCTCTTCGATGGTCTGCGGCCGCTCCGCTACACGTAGGAGGACTTCTACGGCCAGTAGGCCTAGCGTTTTCTGCCCAAGGGCATTCCTCAACCGCCGCAGCAGTTGGGCAGCTTCTTTTGTCATCAGTGCCATGGGTTATTGGAAGCCGTCCTCCTCACGGCGGCGCATGATCTCCCGGACGATCCGGCGCTTCTCTTCTGGCGTGATCCGTCCATCGCTCTGGCGCCTGCGGTAGGCCGCCAGATTCATCGGGGCGTTCTTCTGGCTGGCCCGCTGCCCTCCTTTGCGGGTGACAGCCCAGGCGGCCACCAGCAGCCAGCCGCCGAACACCAGGCCAAAGGTCAGCATGGTTTCTCCTCCGTCGCTTTGCGGCGTGTGGCCTTGGGCTTCTCCTGGCCTTCTTGCTGCAGTCTGACCAAAGCCTCGAGGGCCGCAGCGCAGCGGGCTAGATCCCGCTCCCAGTTGGTGTTGTACGTCATGGCGTTAGTGGCTGATTTGAACCCTGGCGATCCCGTCCAGGGGCACGCCCAGGCGGTAGGCGGCACCTGCTGAAAGGTCGATCGAGTTGCACTCACAGCGGTCTGTGATGGGCACCGTCAGGCTTCGGCCCTGGTGCCTGACCTGAACCCGGGTGCCGCAAGGAAGCCAGGGATGGGCGGCGCTGATCCCCCAGAACTGGAAGGTCTGGCCGCAGTAGGTGACCCGGCCGTGATACCAGGCGTCATAGACGGTGGCCGTTACCGGCCGGGCTTGTGCAGGGGTGGCCAGCAGCGCAGAAAAGAGCGCTAGCAGTGAGCGCTTAGTCCAACGCCGCGGCCTGTTGCCGTGGGTGGTCATGGTTTGGGGTGGTCGTGGTGATCGGTGCGTGAGCACCGCAGGGAAAGGGCCAGCAGGTGCTGACCCGCTCCGGGCGATGGTCAACCCCCAAACCAGAAGAGACCGGCAAACCACATCAGGGCTTCGTGGTCCACGTCAAAGCACTGGGTCCAGGGCGTGCCCCAGTCCTGGTGTTGCATAAAGACGCGATGCGGCGTGCCGTGTTCGTCCAGGTCACCCAGCAGGCGAAGAGCTGGCCCTCCAGTGCTGAGCAGGATCTGGAACTCCTGCGGGTTCAGGTGCTCGTCTGGCGACTGCCAGTCGCTGCGAACGTCGACAGACAAAACGCTTTCGCGCATTTGCTCAACGATCGCCTCGGCTACCTCGTCGGCGTTGTCCCAGTTGTATGCGTGCTCATGGAGCAGCGCTTTGACCTCTCGGGAAAGGTCTCGACCCTTGCCGCCTTCAGTGCAGAACTGATGGGCGTCGTAGGCCGTTGAGATTCCATCAGCCCACCCCTTGGCGTTGGCCTCGGCGTGGCTGAGCTCCATGGTTGCGGTTGTCATGGTGTTGGTCGTGGTGTTGGTCGTGGTCGGCTGCTTGAGGGCAGCAGAGGGCCCCGAGAGGCCCCGTGATGCCGTCAGATCAGGAGCAGGGCAGACAGGACAGCAACGACAGCCCATAGGACCTGCTGCTCTTCCCTTAGCCGTTTGATCTGCTCGGCCTGGTGGTCGGCTAGCTCGATCGCTGCCGTGATCACTTCGGCCTTAGTGCTGGACTCGGTGATGGTCACCATCCCCGCGCCTCCTCCAGCTGTTGCTGGCGTTGGCCGAGGTTGGTTGAGGAGATGGCGGCCAGCGTTACCCAGCCAATGGCCAGGCAAGCGACGCAAAACGCGGTGGCTTTCATCAGTACCCCAGCCAGGCCAGCAGGGCCTCAGCGTTGCGGGCGTCGAGGTGACACCAGCTCACGCCGTGGCTGTCGGCGTAGAGGTCATCCAGGGTGAAGCCGTGGTCCTTGAGCAGTTGGACCGCATCACCACGGCTGAGGTTGCCGTCCTGGTCGGCGTAGTCCAGGACGCTCTCTTCGTATGTCATTAGACGGTGGGCGGCTGAGTGGTCGTGTTGCTGCAGTGCAGCCCTCACCCGCTGCTACACCCTCGCAGTTGCTCTCCGGGCCTGGAGATATGCAGGGGATAACTGTAACAACTCTTCACAAAGCCTACTGGGCAGGGCTGGCAACCGCTGGCCATTGCCTGCACCCCACTGGCCACTGCTGGCTACCTGCTGGCAGTCGGCTGGCCACCGCCTGGAAACCTGGGGCCATTGCCTGGCCATCGCAGGAAACCTGGGGCC